GCTCCCGGCAAGCGCCCACGCCCGCTGCAAGAATCACGACACCGGCTGCTGCGCTCCTTGGGATTCAAGGTCTATGTGATAGATAAGCCAGAACAGATTGGAGGGATGCTGGATGAACTTCGAGCCACACGACTATCAGACCTACGCCGTTGATTATATCGAAACACATCCAATCGCTGCGGTGCTTCTGGATATGGGTCTTGGCAAGACAGTTATTTCTCTGACAGCTATCGCAGACCTGTTATTTGACAGTTTTGAAGCTCATCGTATCTTAGTGGTCGCTCCTCTGCGAGTGGCCCGCGATACTTGGCCAGCAGAAATAAAAAAATGGAAGCATCTAAACCACCTAACCTATGCGGTTGCTGTGGGCAGTGTTAAAGAACGAAAAGCTGCCCTATCTCAAAATGCTGATATCACAATTATTAACCGTGAAAATCTGGGATGGCTGATTGACAGCAGCGGTTATGACTTCAACTACGATATGGTGATTATTGATGAGCTCTCCTCCTTCAAGAATCATAAATCAAAAAGGTTTCAGTCTTTGATGAAGGTCAGACCAAAAGTAAAACGCATCATCGGACTTACTGGTACACCAAGCTCCAATGGCTTAATGGATTTATGGGCAGAATTCAAACTTCTGGATTTTGGAGAGCGCCTTGGACGCTTCATCACCCACTATCGTAACGACTACTTTATCCCAGATAAGAGAAACGGAGAAATCATCTACTCTTACAAACCCATGCCTTACGCAGAGGATGCTATCTACAGGAAAATATCCGATATCACGATTTCTATGAAATCTACTGACCATTTGCAAATGCCAGAGCTTATTACTTCACAATATGAGGTTCAGTTATCCGATGATGAAAAAAGCCGCTATGAAGAACTCAAAGCAGACCTTATATTGGAGCTTCCTGAAGGAGAAATTACAGCTGCCAATGCTGCTTCATTAACCGGAAAGCTATCACAGCTTGCCAATGGAGCTATTTATGATGACGAAGGTAATATCGTAGAATTCCATGACAGAAAGCTGGATGCTCTAGAGGATATTATCGAATCTGCAAACGGAAAACCACTTCTTGTGGCCTACTGGTTCAAGCATGATTTACAGCGTATCAAAAAACGCTTTGATGTTAGAGAAATCAAAACCAGCAAAGATATTATCGATTGGAATAATGGTGATATTCCGGTTGCAGTCATTCACCCGGCTTCTGCAGGTCATGGTTTGAATCTTCAGGCTGGCGGCTCCACTCTTATCTGGTTCGGGTTGACATGGTCTTTGGAATTGTACCAGCAGACCAACGCCCGTTTATGGAGACAAGGTCAATCTTCCGGAACCGTGGTTATTGAACATATCGTTACCAAAGGAACCATTGACGAAAGAATCTTGAAGGCCCTATCTCAGAAAGAAGTGTCACAGAATGCACTTATTGATGCAGTTAAAGCAAACCTATGACAATCTAAGAAAACACGTGCCAATCCAAGGGAAATATTTTATTCCGGAGGTATTGCATGAACGCAAAAGAATATTTATTACAGGCTCGTTATCTTGATGAGCGAATTACTTCAAAGACTCAGCAAATAGCTTCACTTAACGAATTAGCTACCAGATGCACCAGCACCTTTTCTGATATGCCAAGAAATCCAAACCGTGGTGGTTCCCGTTTAGAGGACTGCGTTATAAAGATTCTGGATTTACAGGATGAATTAAAAGTTGATATTGCAGAATTGGTAAATCTCAAAAAGGAAATAATGGAAGTAATAAAAGCTGTTCCCAATGTGGAACACCAGACCCTTCTTGAGAAACGTTATCTTTGCTTTATTACATGGGAGCAAATAGCTGTGGATATGAACTACTCTATGCAGCATGTTCATCGTATGCATAGCGCTGCTTTGAAGAAAATCGTGGTTCCAGAAAAGGATGAGAGCTGATGTGATAGAATGAGAGTCTATTCTTATGATAGTATTATAATAGCAAAAAAGAGAATCACAGAAAGCCTTGTAGGTTAAGACCGACCTGCAGGGCTTTTCTTATGTTCAAAAGGAGGTGCTTCGTTTGCCAAGACGACCAAAGAGACCCTGTTCCTATCCCGGCTGTCCAAACCTTACTGACGGTCGCTTCTGTGATGAACACGCCAAGGTTGAGGCCAAGCGCTACGAACGATACGAACGTGACCCTGCCACCAAGAGAAGGTATGGCAGAGCTTGGAAGCGTATCAGAGATAGCTACGCTACTGCCCATCCGCTTTGTGAAGTCTGCCTTGAGAAAGGTGTTTACACGCCAACCGAGGAGATACATCACATGAAGCCTCTATCCCAAGGTGGAACACACGACAGAGAGAACTTGAAGGCCCTTTGCAAAGCGTGTCATGCAAGGATTCATGCTGAACATGGCGACCGCTGGCACAACAAAGAATGACCCTAGGGCCGGTCAAATCTCTACAGCAAATCTCTCGTGGAACGGGCGTGGGGTCACACGCGCAAAGTCGCGTTTTCAAACGGGGTATATAGGCCCTGACGACAAGGAGGTGTATCTAATGGCTAAGGACGGTACCAACCGTGGCGGCGCTCGCATCGGCGCTGGAGCCAAAAAGAAGCCCTTAGCTGACAAGATTGCTGAGGGTAATCCGGGTAAACGAAAGCTGACTGTCATCGAGTTTGAAGATAAAACTACCGATTTAGAAGGTCAGCAAATGCCCAAGCCATCCAAGCTCTTATCTGCCACTCAAAAAGACGGAAAGCCGCTGGTGGCTGAAGAAGTTTATACAGCAACATGGGAGTGGCTGGCAGAACGCAAATGTGCAACGCTGGTTTCTCCNCAGCTTCTGGAACGCTATGCAATGAGCGTGGCCAGATGGATTCAGTGTGAAGAGGCAATCTCNGACTTCGGATTTCTTGCTAAGCACCCNACTACGGGAAATGCCATCCAGTCTCCGTATGTAGCTATGAGTCAGAATTTTATGAGCCAGACCAACAGGCTCTGGATGGAAATNTATCAAATTGTAAAAGAAAATTGTGCGACTGAGTATTCCGGCGATACNCCTATGGATGATGCTATGGAACGCCTGCTTCGTGCAAGGAAAGGAAACTAATATGATTGAAAAAGTTAATCCAAGTCATCCTGATAAAATCGCAGATAGAATTGCTGGCGCCATCGTTGACTTAGCTTATAAAGCTGAAACAGCTCCAAAGATTGCAGTTGAAGTCTTAATTGGACATGGTAAGTGCCACGTTATCATCGAGACTACTGCTTCTCTTTCTACTAATGATATTGAAGTCACTATCTCTCGTTTAGCAGGAAATGTAGAACCAGATATCGTCATTGTTCCACAGGATAAACATTTATCTGATAACCAGGCTGCTGGTCTTCGCTGTGGTGATAACGGCATCTTCAAAGGAATGCCTCTCACTGATGAACAGAAAGCTCTATCTGTGATTGCGCATGATATTTACACACACTATCCATTTGATGGAAAGTACATCATGGATGAAGCAAGACTTATTATTTGCCAGAGCAACGCTTCTACTGCTGAACTTTCTAATATGTATCCACCTGCTGAGGTGAATCCGCTCGGTGATTGGACTGGCGGCACTGATGTTGATACTGGTGCAACAAACAGAAAGCTCGGAAGTGATATGGCGGACTCTGTTTCTGGTGGTGGTCTTCATGGTAAAGATTTATCGAAAGCCGATGTCACACTTAACATCTATGCTTTCTTAAAAGCACAGGAAANCGGAAAACCTGTNNCNCTCAGCTGTGCTATCGGTGATGACATCATTGACGAACATCCATATCAGGAACTCGTCGATATTGCTGCAGATTACATCAAATCTGTCGGTGGCTTCGAGAAGTTCGCTGAATGGGGATTATTTTAAGGAGGCTCTTATGGTTATTGAAAAGAAAAAAGTCACAGAGCTGCTTCCTGCAGATTACAATCCGCGTAAGGATTTGAAGCCCGGCGATGCTGAATACGAAAAGTTAAAGCGTTCTATTGAACAGTTCGGCTATGTAGAGCCCGTCATNTGGAATGCTACTACCGGATGCGTTGTTGGTGGTCATCAGCGACTTAAGGTATTGCAGGACATGGGCATGACGGAAGTTGACTGTGTTATAGTGGAACTTGATATTGAGCATGAAAAAGCTCTGAATGTGGCCCTTAACAAAATCAGCGGTGAATGGGACAACGATAAACTGGCTCTTTTAATTGCAGACCTGCAAGGCGCAGACTTTGATGTTTCGCTTACAGGTTTTGAGCCTGCAGAACTTGATGATTTATTCAAGGATTCCACCAAGGACAAAATCAAAGATGATGATTTTGATGTGGAAGCAGAACTTCAGAAACCTACCTTCTCTAAATCCGGTGACCTCTGGTGTCTTGGTCAGCATCGCCTTTTCTGTGGAGACAGCACTAAGCCAGAAAGTTATGAATTACTGATGGCCGGCAAGCAGGCAAATCTTGTANTGACCGACCCTCCGTATAATGTTAATTACGAAGGAACTGCCGGAAAAATTCAGAATGATAATATGGACAATGATTCCTTTTACCAGTTCCTGCTCGATGCTTTCACCAATATGGCACAGAACATGGCTGAGGATGCTTCTATTTATGTATTCCATGCTGACACCGAAGGCTTGAACTTTAGAAAGGCATTCGCTGATGCCGGCTTCTATCTTTCCGGCTGCTGCATCTGGAAGAAACCTTCNCTNGTNCTTGGTCGCTCTCCATANCAGTGGCAGCATGAACCTTGTTTGTTTGGTTGGAAGAAATCCGGCAAACACCAATGGTACTCCGGCAGAAAAGAAACNACCATCTGGGAATTTGAAAANCCTAAGAAAAATGCAGACCATCCTACCATGAAGCCGATTGCTTTAATCGCTTACCCGATTATGAATTCCAGCATGAGCAACTGCATTGTACTTGACCCGTTCGGTGGTTCCGGCAGCACGCTTATCGCCTGTGAACAGACTGGCCGTATCTGCCACACAATTGAATTAGATGAAAAATACGCNGACGTCATCGTNAAGCGCTACATTGAACAGGTAGGCTCTTNCGATGGNGTTTCTGTTATCCGTGATGGCCTTACTTATTCTTATGACGAAGTNGCTGTTACAGATGAAAACTCCGAAGTCTGATAGACAAAAATCACACTTTCTAAAGTCGCATATTTGGTACATATATTCTTCCAGAATCGCTTGCTATTATGTGCCTTTAGAGTGATTAATGTACTANCAAAACATAAGGAGGTTTCCACTATGGAGATTAAATTCAACGTAACCGGCGCAGATAGAAAACANCTGGTTAGCATTATTTCAGAAGTAACCGGAGGGAAAGCAGTTTACAAGGGTATGCCTTCAGCAGCCTATGAGGTAAACAATATCACAGTGACCAAGGATGGCACCTGCTGCTTTGATGAGCGCACAGATTACGACATCATTCGTGAGGTGTTTGAAGCAGCTGACAAGGCAGGCTTCAAAGCTGATAGCACCCCGGATGAGCTGTTTGCAGAGCCTACTACCGAGGAGCTGTTAAACCTTCACGATGAAGAACCCGGATTTGCGGTATCCATTCCATTGGATAAAGTTGCAGTTGAAAATCTTACCAACCTTCTGGATGCCAAAGCAAGCCTGATTAAAAAGGCACTTGGAATTACAGACCTTGGAATTATCATTGAAAAGGATAGAATAACCTTCCCTTGGTTCAACAAAATCCCGGAGCCCGATGAAGCTACTGCCTACACTCAGTTCATTGCATCCCTTTGCCAGATGAGCATCAACCAGAAGCGCATCAGCAGCACTGCAAAAGCAACAGACAATGAAAAGTACGCTTTCCGATGCTTCTTACTTCGCCTTGGATTTATCGGAGATGAGTACAAGAAAAGTCGCAAGATTCTCTTGCAGAACCTTTCTGGAAGCTCAGCTTTCAAAAGCGTCAGTGCAAAGGAGGTGTCAAACAATGAGATTTCCGAATGAAGCAATTGTAAATAGACTTCGCCAGACCTACCCGGCTGGCACACGCGTTGAACTCGTTCAAATGGATGATGCACAGGCTCCACCAATTGGAACTTGCGGTACAGTTTACGGTGTAGACGATACCGGCAGCATTATGGTTTATTGGGACAACGGTTCTGGCCTTAATATAGTTTATGGCGAAGACCGCTGCAGAATTATAAAGGAGGAACCACATGACAGTGAAAATTAAAAAGCAAATTCTTCAGGTAAGAGACACTGCTCTTATCAATATGCTCGACTTTCAGGGCGTAAAGCAGGTCGCTATTGACCTTGGTCTTCTGGAACTGGTCGCTTACATTGATGAACACCCGGATGAATATGGCGATTTCATCCTTTATGGCAAGGAATAAACTACACATTTTCCTCCCCGAAACACCTACTATCTTTGGTACATATATGACTCGAATTAGCTTGCTATTATGTGCTTTTAGAGTGATATATAGTACTACCGAAAGGAAAATACACATTTTTAGGAGGAACCTACCATGAAAAGAATTGAAATTTTAGATAAGGCCGCAGAAACAGGAGCACGCTTCAAGGACATTAATATCAACCCCACCTTCGGAGCAGCATACTTCTACAGCGTAGACGCTGGAAACGAGCTTATCAACTTCGCTGAAGTTATCTGGGATTACGACATCGACCCAATTATTGAAAATTGCAAGCGCCTCGGAATTACCGAGTTCACAATAAGCTCAACCTTCTCAAGCCTTATCACAACAATCGCAGAGCTTCAGAAAAAAGGATGCACACTTGACGGACTTACCGAAATCAACAGCCGCTACGACGACTGGAAAACAGGCGCAAAAGAACGCATTCCTGCTTTCAAGATGAGTATTGCAAAGTAAGGAGGCGATTAGAATGTGGCACGAAGGAACCATCGGAATTCCAAAAGGTGAAGAATACAGCGTTGCCCATTACTGGGTAAAGGCCTTTGATGAAGCAAACGAAGAATACGGTATCAATGGCGGAAAGATTTCCAAACTCTCCATCAAGATAGACGGTAAATACACCGCTAATTATGACAGAGGCTGGGATATCGAACCTGCTGAGGATGATGAAGCAACACAACTTGCCTACTGCATCCTCTTAACAGAATACAACTAAAAAGCGGAAAACTTATATTCC